CTATTCAGCTGCTATTCTATTTCTTCTTCGCTCAACTCCTGCATCTCGGAGTATACGATAGATAGTCTGCTCAGACTTTACGCCGGATTCAGTTTTGATTCGGGAAATAGGCCCACCAGCCTTGTACAAGTCGATGACAAGTTTTTCCTTGTCGGAAGATACTTGTTTTCCTTGTCGTAATGGAACTTTATTTCTGCGGAGTACCTTCATAATAGTAACTTCGGATATATTTGATTTTTCCGCTATTTCACGAAGAAGTATACCGTTGTTATATTTCTCGCAGATAAGCTGTTCAAGCTCGTACGATAATTGCCTACCTCTTGTCGCCATCAAAATAATACTATTTCGTTAGCAGTGAAATATCCATCAAATCCTTTAGACTTTAATTCTACAACCAGTATATTTTGGTATTCGAAATCTGAAAGGGCTTGAAATTCATTAGCTATTAGTGAACGAACAATTTCTTCTTCACGAGAAGAAAGGCTTTCAATTTGCGCTGTCCAAAGTTTCTTATCCTTCTTTGTCTTAGCTTCAAGCAAAAAGCGAGAATAATCCTTTAGCTGTCTACCTATTGCGTCATTTATGTAAGTTTTGTAAACCTCTGTAGTATGGTATAGCTTTGCCATATCGAAAAGGTTAGCATCTTCTATTTCAACGGTTTCAAGTTCACATTCATATAACACATCCCCTTCTTCATTACAGATATACTTATAAGATTCAGCATATTGTAAGTTTGATGCGTAGTAATTCAACTTGTTAGGGTTTTTCTCCATCCCTGTAGTGTTAAACTTCCTATCTTCTCTCTTTGAGCTGTTATATCTAAATGCTTTCATAATCTTCTGTTTTTCTGTGCACAAAGATAAGGATAATTAAGTAAATCACAATATTCAAGACTAATTATTTTGTGATTTACTTCATTTTTAACATTTACACAAGAAAAAGCCCCGACCGTCACCAGCCGAGGCCCAAATTCATCAATGATGAATTACTTCTACTTCTTTATAACATGCTACCACTGAAAAAGGTTGTAGCTAACGCCTATTCCGGCGTATATTCCAGATGGATATCCATAACCGACTTGCAAGCCCAACCCCCAACGCTTCTTCTTAGGTGTGATGGTATGGTAAATGTCATTCGTCACCGTTCGATACACAGTTCGTGGAAATACCATCAAACTATCCAACCTCGGCCGGTATCCGCTCACCCATGCCCGGTAAAGACTATCCTCGTAATACGCCTGTTCACGATAAACAACAGTGTCGCCAATACGAATAGTGTCTGTTAGCCGGATAGTCAACAGAGGTGCCATAGGTGCAGAGATAAGTAACGTATCAACCTTTACGACGGTCTTAACTTTCGTCTCGATCCTAATTTCTGCCGGGAGAGGCTCGTGCGGATGAAACCAGGCAACCACACAAGCCACAGCCAGCAATATGACTAATATCCAAGATAGCTTTTTCACAACGCAAGAACCTGTTTACGGTTTGCCCCTTCCCGGTAGCTGACGTGTACCCAAGCAAAGTTCTTTTCGTCGATCAATTGATCGAAGGGCAAGCCTAATGACTGTATCATATAGAACAACTTCTTGTTCTCTTTCGGGCTTCCCCCGGTGATGTCCGCCGCCCGCCCTGTCATGTGATCGCTTGTTGCAGAACCTTTCACGGCTTTATTCAATTCCGGGCAACGGAAACCACTGTTCACGCGGATTGGTTTGCCGTATGCCTCCCGCAATGGGTCCAGCACGTTATTTACTAACGCGGTCATATTGACTACATGTTCCTTCTTACATCGGTTATCAATTCCCAACCGGTCGGCAGTATCTGATTTACAGAGTTCTGCGATTGTGAAATATTTCATAAGCCTTTGTTTTACATAAAAATACGTTATATTTGCAGAAACGTCTTTGTTTATCATTTAGTTGCAAAACTTATACGAGAGGAAGCCGTTGCGAAACTCCTTCCTCCAACATCAATAACCATTCTGAGGAATACGTTCGCCGCATCTCTTTTTCTCGCAACGTTTCAGAGCCAGCTCAAGTTTAAGATTAGAGTTGTCTTCCTTTAATGCGAACAATTCATCCTGTACCCCTCTTAAACGACCTGTCTGTTCTACAAATCGTTCCTCTTTCTCGGACAGCTGTTTTTGCAGGAACTCATTGTATTCCCGCAAAGCCTTGAATTCCTCAGCATCCGCGCGGGCATCATCAATGCGCGCATTCGTCTTGCGGCTCATCCAGAACTTTGCAAGCTGTTTGATACCTTCAATACCGCCCAAAGCGGTTATCAATATGACCCAATCATTTAAGTTCATACTACTTTATTAAGCCTATGCGGGTGTTCATGACCGTACATGTTTTAATCACCCCGTCTTTCCGCATCTTGCAGATCAACGGTTCTATAAACAGGTTTGCTTTCTGCCTTTCCGCTTCGAAACGCTTGTTCTTGCTTGTGTCAGGAACTACCATGGACCCGCCATAGGTTTGAATCTTAATGCCTGTGGTGGTACTGTTCTGATCCGCTATTTGCAGATACCGGGCGAACGCATAGTAACAGATAACTTTCTCCGCCCCGGCGTAGTCCTCCCCGTCGGGGATGTACTTCTCAGGTATGGCGGCATACATTAAGTCCGTTTGGGGCAGGATGTCAAGTAGATCGGCCTCAAAAAAGGCCTTTTCTATCTTGTTATCCTTAACGTCCGTGGCGATTTCAAATAACTGCCGGAATAGTGCTATCGGATACGACATATTCATCAAATTTATTTTTAATTTCTGTAATCGCAGGGTCTAATTCGAATATCTGGAACAGTTCGCGAGATATGCGGTAACGTACCTTTGCGAGGCTGTTACGATAGACTTTCTGTAGCTCCTTGATAACCTCACCTGAGGCATTGGAAAACGTCATGAGAGAGCTGTCAATAAGCGGCAACGGTATATTGTAGGCTGCTATGGCAATGTCTTTGCGTAAAGGTTCTACGTATGCCTTGTACAAATCCCTGTCTATCGGTGAACCTAATTGATCCACCTTGATAAACGGCTTGTCCGTAGCCATGTTTTCATCTCTCACCGCAAGAACAGACCCCGCATTTTCGCTACCCATCATTTCAGATAGGGTATTTCTGAAATCTTCTTGTGCTGCCTCAGTTTCAAAGTCACCATGCGATACAATTGAGCACATGTGAAAACCACGTCCCAAAGTACGGTTAACGTACCGTCCGTTCTTGTCTTCCGCTCCCATCTCGTTACGTACGGCATGGAAAAGACTGAGTGGGTAAGGGCGGGTAGTTCCAAGGTTCACATATAAAAGCTGTCCTTTGTGGTTCTCGATACCTCCGCATTCTTCTACCTCCGCCGCGAAGTTATCAGGGTCGTAGGTAGGATAAACGGTTGAATTTTGTTCCACATTGGTAGCCTTGATACTGTCCTTAAGCCAGTTATTAAATACTCTCCATCTCTTTACAGTCGGGTCTTTCTGATAATTGGCGTGCAGTTCCGCTCGGACATATTCGAACGGAACGTTATACACGTCTATAGGTCTATACCCTGACGGGGTTATCCCATATTGAACAATCCAAGCCCAGCCTTTAAAACGGGAAATATCGTTGGCGGTGGCTTCCAATATGTCATTCATGTTATAGCCGTTGCCGTTCGTCTTCTCTGCAAATTCCTTGTTTTTGAATCCCTCGCAGATAATGTTTTCCGTCATTTTTTCTACGGCCGCACTTGCGGTCTTAGAGGCGTATATAAGCTCAGAAATTTCCTGTGGGTATAGATTTCCATCCCCGTAGTTAATTATCTTCTCGCCCGTATTGGCGGTTAATTTTAATGCTCTTTCGACAATGAGCTTGCAACGGTTAAAACCTAACATATTATTTTTCCATTAAGTTAATAAATTGTTCAGCGTATGCTGGATTCTCTTTCATTAGACGCTCTGCAATCTCGTCCGTCATATTGGCGGCTTTATAGATAACCCCGTCTACATAGTGGACGATACGCGCACCCGGCTTCATAGCCCATTTGTACACCTTGCCAGTCAAATACTTAGTTTGATACCAAAGTTCCACAAATTCCATGTCCATGTGGCAGTTGTAATCCAGTTTCAAACCTGTATATTTGAAATATGCATCTACTTTTTCCTCAAGCGTATTTAGCTCAGGAACGGATTCAGTATCAGTTGCCGCATCCTGTTCTGTAGTTGCCGGAACATTATCAGTTGCCTGTTCTGTATCGGTTTCTGGGGTCTCCTGATTTGATTTATTTGTTGCCATTATAAAGTTGTTTATAAGATTAGTAAACTAACGCGGTCGAGTAATCTTCCGACCGCGTATAAAGTTAAGTTGCGAGTGTGGATAAAGCATCATAATCTGCTTTAGTAAGGTTGTAAATGGTAGTTCCTACCTGCCAATCCTCCACTCCGAAAGTTGTACGAACAAATCCAATCCCAGTGCTTGATCCTTCGACCGATAAAACTTCCAAAGGCGCACCAAGACCGTAAACCTTGTAAATACCATTTCCGTGATCTACTGCGATAACGTACTGCCCGTTCATTCCGCCCGTATATGCCAGACCTGTTGATCCGTTTGCGTTTTGTTGGTTGTACAGTGTAGCCTCTATAGATACATCGTGTTGCTGAGGATATACCTCACCGCCTTTCATAGCTATATTTACTACCAAAGAATTATTTCCTGCTTCAAGATTTATAGCTGCAGTTCCTACTACACGTGTAATAGTAGCTACCGGATTACCATCAGGGCTTGTAGCTACCGTAAAACTTGCAACCTGAGATGCATTTAATAACTTTGCACCCACTGGTCTACCTAACTCTGCTGCGGGTGGCACCCCACAAGAAAGATTTCTGTTACTTCCTATAAGTGTTAAACATGCCATATTATTTTTCTCCTTTCTTTTTATTAATAAACTGCCGCCTCGTACAGTACTGCATACCCAGTAATCCCATCCGCTGGAAAACCTAACGCATCCTCCCCGATAACTTGCTCAGGGGTTTCCAAGGTTATAGTTAACCATCCCCCATTATCGGCGGAAGACCTCTCAACACTCGTAGCAGATAATCCATAATATAACCCGTAAATCTTGCAAAGCCCCCTCGTATCTTTTGTAATAATAACAAAGCTTCCATTAGTCATAGCGGATGCTATAAGCCGAAGATTAAAATCCGTCGCCCCAGTCGCCACAAGTGTAGCAGAATGAGTATACGCATTCGGGGCACCTTCGTTAATTTTTAACCGCTCAGACACTACCAATACTCTCTTAGGGGTGTCAATCTTAAAAGCTTTAGCATCGGGTGATAATGTGAGAGTGTTAACAACCTGCGATTCCAGTATGGTTGTAAATGAAACTATATCCGCTTTATTGATTATCAAAGCGCTTTCTAATCCCGTTGCGCCCGTATCGCAGTCATACGCGAATCCGCCTGCTAATTTTGATATACATGCCATAATTATGCTGATTTTGCTATTATTGTTGATGCCAAAGCCTGAGTAATACTTCTCCTATAATTCCCTGCTGATCCTTCGGGTGCAGTAAGAGTTACGGTAATAAAACCCCCGTTGGCATTAGAATCATAATCTATCCCAGAACACTCTAAGGGGGATATGTCCCCAATAAAATATACTGCGGAAGAATTTAACACCACAAGCGCATAAAATTTTCCGTTTATAAAAGATCTCTCAGTTCCGACATTCACAGAGGCGCCACCCACAGAAGAGGGAATTTTAAACATAACTGAAAAATCTATCTTAGCAGATGCCTCTAAAGTCCTGATAGCAGATGTTATTTGAATATTTTGTTTGAAACCTTCTATTCTGTAACTTCGGGTACCAGTGGGGAACACAACGGTTGCAATACCTCCAGCTGCATCAAGAGTTACCCCTACATCCTCCGCGTGCATCAGATATAAATCTTTTACTCCATTTGTTGGTATGCCACAGGAAGTAAGGATATTACCTGTAAGTTTATTTAAACAAGTTTTTCCCATATTATTTCTATTAATTGAAAAAGGGGCTAGGGTTTTTAGTCCCGACCCCTTTTATATGTTCATTACTTATTCTATCATGCACGGTCGGTTAACCACAACTGCATTTTCTCAGGTGCAACCAACATTGCGTCAGCGGCAAACAAGGTCTGTGAGTAGTAGTTACGGCTCTTAGCGTCCTGAATGAACGGTGAAATAACCGTTTCCGCGCTTTCCAATGCGAGCTGAATATTGTCTTTCGGTGTGAAAGCAATGAATGCCGTGCTGTTACCGTCTACCAAAGCAGCGTTAGACACGTGGCGCAATTCGGTAATCTTGTAGCCTTCGAAGAAATAAACAGGTCTGCCGTCTACTATATCACTTTGGGCTGCGCTGTTATCACGGTCTTGCAAAAGGTTCTTGTACAATCGCATAACGTTTGACGTTACGAAGAATTCGGAATCATCCAACGTATCTGGGCGCTGTGAGTCAATACAAGCGCGAAGAGCTGTAAGAACGCCTTCGGTGGTAAGCGTCAGCGCGCCTTCGGTCATTGTAGAGTCTTTATACTGTTTGATTATACCGCCGTTAGTAAATATGCCATATCCGGTGGCTGAGACTGTAACATCACCGTCCAACCAAGCCAAACGAAGCAAATCGGCTTCCAGCACTTTCAGAACTTCGGATTGAATGAATCCCGCCAATTCTGTTTCAGAGAAATTGTCGTCAAGATTGATGCCGCGGGCTACCATCTTGCCCCACAGTGATTGCAAACAAACTTCGATAGGCAATTCGATAGGTGCATGTGTGTAGTACTTTACTTTATCACTGATGGCGTTGTAAAAGTACTCACCATTACAGCCTGCCGATTTTCGCAGTGCCTTATCAGCTGCGGTAAGAGATACTACAGGTGTGTTATTTGCGATACCGTTCAATACGGTAATACCTTGTGAAATTTCACCAGCCAGACCGACGGTTAAAGAGATAACATCGTTAAGGCTGTTCAGGTTCAGTTTATTAAGATCAGTAAATGTAAATGCCATAATCTTTTTTCTTTTTTAGTTATTTGTTATAAAATCTTTTAGCTGCTTCTGCCACAGCCTCTTTGCTTAACTTAGCTTTACCCTTACTCGGCATGCCTGAGCCTGCCTGACCGGGTTTAGGAGTTGCACGGTTGAATTGAGCTACTAGATTAGATACTGATGCCTCCAAAGCTGCTAAACGGGTTGAAAACTCGTCTGGGACATCACCAGTTCTACGTGTTTCGCGACCGTCTTCGCGTTCGTCTCTGATCTCGTCCTCCTGTTCATCGCGCGGGTCTTCGGACGGTTTGACCTCGGCAATCATTCCGTTTTCGATTCGCAAAACCAGAATGGCGTCGTCGACTTTGATACGGATTTCTCCATCAGGATGAGGATTACCTTCGCTATCGAAAACCTTATCGCCAATAGCCATGATTTCGCCCTTGGCTTCAATCGTTACTTTATCGCCGCTTACCGTTTCCACGGTCTCAGTGGCAAAACTGCTTTTCTTTAGCATTGATGCAAAAGCACTGAAAAATTTGTTCATTTTCTTTTCTTTTTGGTTATTATTAAATAGACTTGAAGTGGCTGCGGGTAAACCTACAATGTCGCACGCATATATTTCGACAAATTTCGTAACATCTATTGCAGTACCGTTCAAAATCCTTTCGTCCATACCCATAACGGAAATGCCTAACATTTCAGGCTCTTTTGCGATCATTGTCGCGATGAAGGCGGCTTCGTTAGGATACGCCTTTTCCAAAGCTTCGGACATCTCGAAATCTGCGTAGGCGACCCCGTTATCATAAACGAAATTGGTGAATCTGCCTAAATACCCGTCCAGCATATCTTTGCCGTTGTGGGTACGTCTGCAATGAACGGGCTTTTCATTCCCTAGCGCTACAACGCTCTGAACGGCATCGTTCGTAATGTTTAACGGATATATACCGCCTTCCCATTCTCCGACGTTGGCGGTAGTACCCGACTGAATGATTCTTAGTTTTTCAAATTTCATAAATTCCGTTTTGTGCAAAAATAGACGGTTGAAATACAACCGCCATTTCTGAGTGAGTCGTTTGGTTAATAGCTTGCTAAATTTTGAACTACCGCAACGTCACTCTGTCCCGAGTTTATATCCTGAACGGATACCACCGGGTTAGGCATGTTTGCAACAGCGCCGATAACAACCCCTGCCAATTGGTTTATACTTTCATTCGACAAACGTATGTTATCCATCTGACGGGTTAAGCGGTTGGCCTCCGAGATGCTAGCCACCATGCCGCCGTCGGCGAACTTGTACAGGCCAGAAGTAGCGAACGAGTTTCCCCCGTGCGCCTCGTTCAATGCCGATAACGCGTTAATCGCGGCACTCGCGGACCGCTTCATAATATAAACGTTCTCGCCGCCCTCGGCCTCAAATACCTGCCCGTTATCTCCCCGGAACGTTACGCCACCTTGAGCGTGAGACCTTCCGACGATCTGACCGCCTTTCGCGTACTTCTTAACACTGGTATTGACTTTCGTGTCAGGGTCTTTCTGCTTGGCGATAGACATTACTTGTTTCATACCGAAAGCGATAACGATAGCTGCCTGTGCGATACCAAGGATACCGCCCTGCGCCAATGCTTTAGTTGCGCCCAGGTAAGTATTGATAGTTGCTTGTACAATTCCAAAGGCTTTTCCGGCCTCGCTTTCCTCGCCGAGTAAAGAAGACATCTGGCCTGCCAATCCCGCCGCCATTGTCAACTCAGCGTTAACACGTGCTTTGGCATTCTCTTCCTTGGCCTTTTCATACTTCTGCTGTATAAGAGTTGTATCCGCGCCTATCCTTTCGGCTGCTGCCATCTCCTGTGCGTATTGTGCATCCAACTGGGCTTGCCTTAGATCATACTGGTTCGTTATCTCTGACATCTCCAGTTCCTTGCGATTGGCTTCATCCATAGCGCGCCTTTCCTTATCCAGTGCGGCTTGGTCGGCCTCCATTTGCTGTTGGATTTTCATAGTTTCCAACTTTAGGGCCGTTTCCTTGTTGGCATACTCCTGCTGAGTTATCAATCCTTGTTCCAATCGATAGCGTTCGATCTCCAAGCTCTTTTCGGCGAGTTCCTGCTGGTTGGCCAACTTAGTAACATTCGTATCGTTGTTCAACTCGCGTTCCTTAATGGAAAGATCGAGTGTCGTTAAAGCTATCTCCATCTGTTTGATAGTTTCTTGCTGCAACTCTCGTTTCCGCTTCTCTGCTTCCTCCGTAGCTTTGATAGCCGCTTGTGCCTTTGCCTGTTCGGCTGCTGCTGCAGCGGCTGAGTTTTTAGCGATCTCCTGTTGCTCAAATGAACTCGCTTGTGATATAAGCTCTTTTTGCTTCTCAGTGTATTCAGCTTGTTTAGATTGCAGCGCCGCGAGGGCTTCCATCTCCTTGCGTCTATCATCGGCACTTGTATAACTCAACTCGTTCTGTGCTTTGATCTGCTCGTACTTCTGTTTCAGTATGCCGACCTCTATATTTTCCATCTGCTTAAGAGTGGATAAACCTTGGTTAGCGGCTGCGTTCCTCTCTTTGATAGATTTAGTCTGATCGGCTACCAATGATTTCTGATTAGCAAGTTCACGAGACATTGCAGACAGGGTAACAAGCGCATCAGTTTCCGACTCAAATATAGCTTGTTCAGCGCGAGTTAATTCCTTTGCCGCATTCGCGGCTTTTGCTGTTTCGTCTGATATAAGTCCAATACTGTTAAGCAATGAAACGACCTTTGTAGAAACCCAGTCAATAGCTTTCGCGACACCGTTCAGAAGGTTTGTGATACCGTCCAGTATTCGAGAGAAAATAACCTCGAAAGGAGCAAACGCGGCTTTCAGGTTTGTAGCCATCTCCGTGTTGCGCTTCATCAGCTTTTCGACCGTTGATATCAGCGTCAAGATGATACCGACAATGGCAAGGATAGGATTAGCCCTCAGAACCGCATTAAATGACTTGACGGTTCCCATGGCACCCGACATGTTGGAGGCTAAAGCACCTGTAGCGCCTGATAAGCCTTTCGTATTCGATAGCGCCTCTTGAACACTTTCCGCGTAATTACCGACGTTACGCCTGTTGTCTCCTACAGCCTTCTCCATCTCCTTCAATCTGTCGGAGATTTCCTTGGTTTCGGTTGCAAGCTTTTTGCCCTCCTCCGTATTGTTACGGGTCTCCGCACTCATGGCGTTTAGCTCCTTGGTGTTCTTGGCAAGTTGGGCGCGCAACGCGTTAACACTGCTCTCCTGACTTGTCAAAAGGGTAGTGTTAGCCTTTATCTCGGCGTTATTATCCGCTATAGACTTGTTTGTCTCTATCATTGTTTTGGATAACTCCGTCTGAGCTTTCGTCGAGTTGGCTACTACCTTTCGATATTCTTCCTGCGATAGAGACCCCGCCTTAAACGCTTTACCTGCTGCCGTTACCTGCGCCTGCTCGTCTTTAAGTGCGGCACTGAGTTGCTTCTTCTTGTCTGCAAGTTCAATTGACTTCGCGATAAGCTCGTCCAGCGCGTCAAGCGCCCCCGACGAGTCTAACGATATATCCAATAATGTAACATTTTCTGCCATAATCGATAATTATTTGTTAATTGCTATCAGCGTAACCTGGGCTGTCTCTTTGGACGCGTCCCAACTCTGTAAACTTCTCAGGTAGAAATACCCGCCCAGCTCACCTACGAAATACTTGGCATCCATTTCCATTCCCAATACGTCAAAGTAACTCAGGTTCATGGTACAAGTAACCTGCCACCCGGGCGTAAACTTTGCGAAGTGCTGGTTAAAGTATGTCTGGTAGCCGTCGGGGGATGAAAACCAGTCAAGAACAATAAACCCCGTAGAACTTTGAACCATATCAACCGTCTTAGTAGCAGCCCTACCGGCAACAGGGAGATTGCTTTCCGGGCCGTTCGCTATCGCGTTAAGTGCCCGGTCAGAACCTCGGACGAATGCGGAAAGCTCTCCTACCTTGCACAGGTATCCCCGTGACATGTTGGATACAGGAGCGTACACAGCCGTGTCTATTTGAGCTTTACCCGTCCAGTTAACCACGGTGTCACTCACTATTGGGCGTAGTTTTAAGGAAAACGGATTCGGGTTATAGTCATAAGTCCATCCGAACGCTTTGCAGTAAGCTTGAACCAAGTCATACGCCTGTGTAAACCCTATGTCGAACACAGACGTGGTAGATGCATCGGGATTCGATACCGCGGACACCCGCAAAGTAATGCCGTACGCCTCGGCTGCGGATAATCCCGTGTATGGCGCACGTACCGTACCTGTTCCTGCGCTGTTATCCGAAAAGTAAAAGTATGTAGCGCTGTTCTTCACGCCTCGGAGTTTTAAAAACTGCGACGTGTCCGCCGTATATTTATACGCCCCGTCCACGTATGCAGCCCCACGTGTAAACGCTATATACTCGGCACTACTTCGGTTAGACACGAGATATATAGTAGCGGGCGCGTTTGATGGCATTATGACAAAGCTACCGGGTTGCGCGACTACTGAGAAATCCACACTGTCGAACTGTTCGATAGGGAGTGCAACTTGGTAGTTGGAAAACATCATGTTCAACGACGGGTAATACTGGCCGTCCAATGTAGGATACGACCGAACAAACGTAAGCGCCGATTCCCTATCCAGAACTGCGCCCGCCATAGTGATTGCGTCGTTATCATTTATATCAAACCTATAATTTGGTACCAGACTACCGTATGACGGGTAATCTATGGCAGGTCGGTTTATCTGGTTACCATACCCGTATGCCAAGGCGGAATCAAGTGATGATCTCCACTCGCTTGTACCGCCGCCCACAGGACGTGCCATACAGGGAGCTTTTACATCGGATAACTTGTTCGCTTGATCTACCAAGGATATATTGTACGCGTCGTTAGAGGCGGTAACGTTTACTCTATACACACCCGACCCGATCGGGGATGTCAGCCCGCCAAAACCTATGTTAGCGTAATATGGAGATTTACGGGTGTACAGCCACGGGTAACGGATAGCCCGAAACACACGGTCGTTAACTTCCGACCGGGGAACACTGATCGAACCAGAATAGCTTACCGTCGGTTCGGAGAACTCTATAGGATCAACGTTCTGCACGTTCAGTTTCACAGACCCGGCGGATAACCCGTCAAGCTTAATACCGTCGATTGTTATTGTAACTTCCATGTTTATGCCTCAATTAGTTCAAATTTACATTTCAGGTTAACCGACTTGCCCAGCGCACCGCCCTGAACGAGGTATGCCGTCGGATTGGTTACGGTAACGCGCGCCCACTGGTTGATGTCTATGGGGCACACTCCTTGGATATCCGCTGATCGGCAAAGCGATAAAATGGCCGTATTGTTCTCGTCCGTTATGGGTATGGCCAGCGTTATAGTGTACGACGTCACGCGCGCCCCGCCATAATAGTAGCTTTGCACCACGGGTTGTATCTGATAGGCATAAACGTGCAGCCAGTCGTAAAGCCCGTATGAGTTCAGCCATTTAAGCGTAACGCGTTTGGTACGGTCGGGGCAGTAAGGGTATCGGCGTTTATAGCGCGCATATCCCCATGTCCCGCCATTGCCGTTAACCCTGAACTCAATGTTGCTTAGGTTGGCGAGGTTCCACCCGTAGCCCTGCGCCACGTTTGTAGGCGTTCCAGAGGCCCCTTCGTTACGGTAGCCTATGTACTGGCTGGCGGCGCGTTGCCCGTACCACACCCTTTGCGTGTAGTAGTTTCCTACCAGAGGGGAGCTGCCGGATATGGCAAAGTCCGGGCGTTCAAAATACCCGTCCGAATAGTCCGACAAGTTTTGCAGGCTGGTGGACGTGGCAAACTTCGCGTATCTGGCTGGGCAGTGTATGACATATAGTGCTATAGTGTACGCTGTTGATCCTTCCGTGTAAGATACGCTCACGTAGTCGTATGTGTTGGTGGTAGTAACCGTGCTTTTAAGAAGGGATTCGGCGGCTGCGGCCATCACGGACAAGTCCAATATCATATTTTCGTACACCTGTATGTAACCGCCGATTCCGGTATTCACGCCGTTACGCCAATATGATAGCCGTAATGACGTTACGTTCCCCGTGCCCGTAAGCTGTAAAGGTGTGTACAGGCTTGCCCCGATGGCTCCCACGTTAAGGTTTCCGCCGCCCGTTGCGGTATTACCTGTGAGTAAGTCTTTTATTACCATATCATTTACTTAAAATTGTTAGTAATTTGGTGGATACGATGCGGTTCACTTCCACCGTCAGCCGCTTAACCATATCAGGGTTGAGGATGCTACTCGCCACTCCGCCCGTATTGAACTCGTTGGGCACTTGTATGCCGTCCCGCTTGATGGCGTAGGCGATAGCCCATGCGGCTTCTTCGGGAATGTCCGTGCCGGCATTGGCGTTCTTGTCGCGTATCCATTTCTTTATCGCGGATACGGGCGGCATGGTTCCGGCCCTTCGTCCGTCCTCCATCTGGTAAATGTAGGCAGGGGCGACTATCTTTATGCTCTTGCCATCCTCTACGACTTTAGTCTCGCGGCCGAACTCGCCGGACGCGTTTAACTTCATCCGGTAATAGTTAGCTACGATTTCATCTCGTACGCCCTGCACCAACTTCACTATTTCACTGTCCATTAGCTGATGTCCAATGTCGCCTCCCAACCCGACTTGATGCTATCATACTGGTTTTGCACTTTGCTCAGCCGTATGCCGCTAATCTCGTACCCGCAGATGAACGATTTCAGGAATTCCTGCATTAACAGGTCGGTGCGTATCAGCGTCTCAATCTCTACGGCATCATCGCGCATATACGCCGATACGCCCATGCAACGAACGATGATCGTATATGACACGGCGTTAGGAACGTTAGGGTCTACATAAGAACCGTTAGACACATCCAGCGTGAAGAAATCATCGCTGATTTCGTTGGCGGCTACATTCTGTACTTCCGTGCCTCCGAACACGAGCGTCTTTCCCATCTGGAAAGCCCGCGCACTCGCTTTGTTAAGTATATCTCCGAATGTCATAATCAACGGTATTTTTGTTGCTGTTTCTTAAGTTCTTTCTTCTCCTTCTCGATCTCGTCGTTACGCTTGGCAATGGCGAGCATCGCATCGGAGTAGTTCATCTTCTTGGCATCCTCAAAACTGCAGTGAAACAGTTCTGCGGTAATCTGTACAAGACCGAGCAGGTTCTTCGCCTGCCTGATGTTCTCGTCGCCTGTCAGCGCGCTTTCGCCAGTGTTACGCATATTCTGGAAAATGACGCGTTCCAGATTGTCGGCGTACTCCAGTTGCTCGATTATGTACTTGTCGAGCTTGGCGGCGTCTAATAGCGTCGTAGGCGAATAATTGTCGTCCGTCCATGCTTCTATACGTCTGTTGGGATTTTCGGCTCTACGCGTCTCCAAAATAGCCCATAGACCTATTTCTTCAATGCTCTTAAGGCGGTATACCGCTTTACCGTTACGCGTGGCAACCTGGGACGGCTTAAGGTATTTGATAACGGCCTTCAACAATTTCTCCTCGTCATGGGTCAGGGTTGCCATACCTTCGGGCGGCAAGTTGCAGATGCGTAGTAACACGGTCCGGTTCCTCAACATGGAGAACTTGAACCCGATTTTCCTTAGTAACTTTTTCATTTCGGACGGTATTTTCGTATTAAGTAATCAACTCCGTATCTCATCGCGTCCAGCGCGTGGTTCCAAGCGTCTATCGGCTCGTTGGTGTACGTGTCGGACGATTCGTCCTTGATCCACTTGTAGTTATCCAGCTCGTCCAGCATCTTGACCGAACGTTTGGTTACGTGCATCTTGAACTGTTTGACTTGTGCGATACCGCCCGCCACCGAACCGCGCCCCTTGATGCACGGCATTGCCTTCACGCGCTTTTGCTGCAGCTCTACGATCGACTTCTGTTCGGCATTGTCGCACACCGTCACTATGCGGTTAAGCCCGTTGGAGTTCAGGTATTCGGCGATGTTGGCGTTAAGTAGTCCTGTCTCATAGCAAAGCAGGTCTACGTACAGGTCCCAGCCTTCAAACCTCAGGTCTACTATCGCGGTCGGGTCATTCACGAACCCGAAGTCAAGACCGAGGCAGCGGCCTGTAAACGTCTCCGGCATATCCTCGATAACTTCGTACTCAGGGTAGACGTTACCCTCCACGCCGCCCGTCTCACCTTCACCGTACACTCGCCACCAGTTCGCATCGTTGCGGTTCTTCTCGATCGCGCTGATCTGCTCCTCGGTCAGGTACGGGTTATCCTTGTACGTTGAATGGATAGTGACGTATCGGTCGCCTACGAACTCCGTTTCCCCCCAGAACTTACGCACAGGGTTAAAGTCGATAATCACTTTTTTGCGGGTACGGATATCAAGCTGACGGAATGTCTCGCGCGGTATGCTTTGCGCCTCATTCACGAACAGTATATCACGCGCGGGGCCGTGCACCTTGCTTGCGTTGTCAATGCCAAAGAACTCGATCATACTTCCGTTCTGATAGGTGTATGACCCTTCCGTCTTGTTGAATGCCTCTTCGTCCCATTCGCTTTCGGCGATCAGCATTTGGCGGAAATCCCGTTGCATGCCCCGTTTCACCATAGGCAGGGTCGCGGCAACACAGGACACGACAAGCGGCTTTTCGCAGCTTTTGCATAGTATGTGCAATAATTGCAACGCTGCCCATGTCTTACCGGAACGCGTACCGCCTTTGTTCGCTATACCTCGGATACGCGGGTTAACGAAAGCGTCCAGCAGCTTTTCAAACGTAAATGTCACGTTCATTAGATACCCCCTAACTTTTTAAGGTTTTCTACGGCCTCAGGGGACAATACGTTGATCTGCATGGCTTTCGTCCCTGCCTCCTTGCCGCCACTGGTTACGTCCTTAAGCTCGCGCAGACCTCGCAGTTTAGCCATGTACGTGGCATCCACCAGCCCGGCGAGCGCCCCTTCGTCCATATCGGTAGTGATAAGCTCCTTTATGAGGGAATAGCCGAGCAGCAGGTTCTCCGCCTCGACGTTGCCCTCTTCGGCCAGCTTGCCCAGCTTGTCGAGGTTCTTGTTAAAGTCCTTGATGCTCCAGCCTATGAACAGGCAGAATGCGCCGACAGACGGCGAACGTTTCTTCTCTATGGGTATCTTTTGCCCGGCCATTGCGCCGCCTTTAATTACTTCGTAGGTGAAGTACGGGTTATCCTTACAGAACTGCATGTACTCGGCTACGTAGTTGATGCATTCCTCTATGCTGTTAAGCGTCGCTCCATGTACGCCGCGGGTCTGGATTACCTCGTACAGCTCGCCGCACTCGCTGATCTTCTTTTTTGGTGTAGGCGCTACGCCCGTGGCTTGGCCTTTCTGTATGCCGTCCATCGAAGCGACGATGGTTTTCTTTTTTCCTGCCATGTGTTACGTTTTAGTGGGTAAAATGCGCGCGCGGTTTTGGTTATGGAACGCGCGAACGACACAAAAGTACACCCCGAAAATCGTAACCTGAAATCTGGGCGAGTCATCTGGCTACCGTATTACCTCGACAAAAGCCCATCCCCCTAACTCAGGCACCCATCTCCATACATGCCCGAAAGTCCTCGATGCGCCCATCCAAGAATAACGAATGATGTTACCGTCTTTGTCTACCGAATATTCCCGGGGTACGTCCCGTTCGTTCTGCTTCTCTTCCGCGTACTTCCTCATATCCCTAAACAAGTACTGCCTTTTATTGATATCCTGCTTATACGTGAAGTCCTGTTCGCGTATGTACTTGTACAGCTTATTAATCCATTTGCGGCATTCTGCGGCACTTACATCACCTTTACCGTACTTGTCTTTGCTTATGTCACGTTCGTGCCCGTAGCGGCGAATAAACTCCCAAATAATGAAGGTGTGCACGTTCATTGCATGCGCGATATCTATAAATCTAATCCTTTCCATGATGTTATACGCTATTCCATCTGGTAACTGTTGAAAAGCAAACAGGTGAATTGCGTTCATTTGTTAATATATATACTGCTTTATATTCCCCCTTTAAAGTGTCTCCATGAAAAACCATTCCGGAAATACCTCTAATGGATAAATTAAAAAGTAAGAATGGAATTGTTTTATCAGACATCTCACCGGCTACAATCAGATGTTTGTTAGGTTCGTAATCAAACGGATGAATATTATACCGTTGACGATGCCAATTTGTAATTAACATGCCTCCCGTACCGGCTGCCGGCTCGTAAGTTACCCCGGCATCACTCCCCATCAATTTAGCGACTAATGAAGACAGGCATTTTGGCGTAAAATCTTGCTTCTGATTTTTGCGATCAGCATGTTCGTCTTCAAAATACTCATGAAACCAGTCATAACTAACATCACATTTAAAATAATCGAGAAAAGCCCGATATATTTTGATCCGGTCTTCTTCATCCCCCATGAGAATATTCATTAATCGACCAGGCGCCTGATAACTATCTGTTATGTCAAGCATCCTATTAATGTCATTCATTATCATACTATAAATTTTTCATGATTCAACTTCACTTCGTCATTCGTTGACTGAGCATAAATAGTCGTAGTCTGTATGCTTTCATGACCCAACATACGCTGTACTTGTTCAATGGGCATTCCTCGTTTCAAAGCCGTTGTTGCAGCAGTCCTTCTAAACTTATGCGGATGAACATTCGATATACCGACACGTTCACCAAGATTCCTCAACATAATCTCAACAGCAGATTTAGACATTCTTACCGGAGTGCCGCCAATGCCACCCTTCATTCCTTCCCAAGTTGATATAAAAAGAGCTTCAAGATTATCGGTTCGGGTAGAAAGATATTCTTGAACAGCCAATTTGCAACGGGAAGAAAGATACACCGTACGGAATTTACGTCCCTTTCCCAATACATCAACCTGACCGTTAGCCATATCAAGATCACCTCGATTTACATTTGTCATTTCAGACACACGGCAACCGGTCGAGAATAGAAACTCAATTATAGCCTTATCTCGCTTGGTTCTGGCTGAATATCTTAGCTTCTCCATCTCATCCTCAGTAAGAGATTTACGAATCTTCTTCACCTGTCTAACACCCTTTATCCTAAGCATCGGATTTCGAACTACATAGTTCTCTTCTATGCACCAAGAGAAAAAGCTACTAAGAACCCGGCGTATGTTATTAAGAGTATTATCACTTACTTTTTCCAACTTCTTACACGCAAGATAGATGCGCACATCATCTGTTGATATTTCCTTTATATGCTTCCCAACCTTTACTAAGAAGTTGGATATTATTGTGTTATAATAACTCAATGAGTTTTTAGACAGCCCTTCAACAGCTTTAGCTACAAAGAATTTGTGAAATATTTGTTTATCGCTATCATCATAAAGAACCAATGAGGTATCCTTGTATCGCAACTCAAAATCCTTTAAAGCAACTGATACAAGGTCTATGACCGTGCTGATATTGGGAATATGGCTATTGTATAATATTTCCCGAAGGTCGCTAACAAATTTCTCTTTTGTTTCCATTATTCATTTACTATGTTTAACCACTGATTGTCACTTTCAAAGAACCATTCGTAACCGCCTGCGTGTTTCCGTTTACCAGAGCAACAGCTTCGTATATTACGACTACAAATTCCAGTTTTTCTTTCGGCAGCATTAGAAGATGGGAAAACAGCTATTAATCGTCTGTCTTTGATTGCTACGATTGGCCTGGCATTATTCCCAGCTATAGAAGGATTGCCCTTTCTTCCAAGAGATAGATTTTTGAGCATCTTTCTCTTCTTCCTACTATCTAAGTAATCACTCCACTTTCTTCCCTTGTTAAAGGGAGTATGCCCTTTCAAAAATCTACCATTTACAAGGTTTCTTGTAGGGCGTTCTGGTGGTATATATAATTCACTCATTTCTATCTTGTTATTAGTTAAACTTCGGTATTGGCATCCACATATCACACACATACCCACCATAGTCGTCAAATTCAAAATTAGGTAGAGTTGCGACACATGGCAACCCGTCAGGTGAAACGAATATATATCCACCAACAATAGCTTCATTTGATACCATTCGACAAAGTACAAATTCGCTCTCATCAGGCAAACGCTCCTTTACACTTATCCAAGGAGATTGTTCCTTACAATAGCTATATCCACACTGAAAATCTTCTATACTGTCAGCATGGCGGGAAACATAGTTATCCGCATCAACTTCTTTTAGGACGTCTTTTCTGAACTTCGTTTTTTGAGTAGCATAATCGTATGCTGCTTCTTCTAAGGTCTGTTTCATGTCTATTCAATTAGCAATGATTACTATTGTCTTATCATCATCAATATAGACTTCGTTGGCATTCCATAGATTTATATCTCCTGAATCAAGGAAAACATCAACGTCTTTATCCTCAATACCGTTTAATTTATCAATCAATTCTTGTACTGTCATAATTTGCCTCCTTTTTTTCTTAAAAGTAATCAACTACCATTGGGCACGATTCCGTTATTGTAGCAATCAGCTTTCCGCTTTCGTTCAATACGGAATAATGCCCGCCTACATATTTACCATGAAAATCGGTGTACCCGTATGTTCTTTCAATTCTCGCAACGGGCTTATCGTCTCCGGGTTGATGTTTATTCCCTACTGTATAATCACTCACGCCTTGCGCGGTAACAATGGTTACTCTCTTGATTTCAGCCATTTGTATTTTCTTTTTTCAACTCCATTTGTTCAATTAATAACTTTCTAAAATTGTTCTTATACTGACTATGAATTATTTTATACTGCTTTGATAAATTAGGCAATTGCTTGTACCCTTTACTATGAAGGAACTTTGCAACCAATTCAACCTTTTCACCATTACTGAAGCCTCTATCCTTACACATATTTGAGATACATACATTTGCTTTGCTGGTAGGCTTTTTCTGTATAGGGGAAAAATACTCACTTCTACTATTGGTATGGGTTCTTGGATAGCCGACAGCTTCGCCCAAGTACTCACCTGTTATGTAATCAAATTCCCCATTTATTAAACTTTCTGCTATTTCTCCCATAATATTTTTCTTTTTTGTTGTTCCTTGCGCACTACCTCATGTTTTGAAATGGTGCATTTCCTTGTTTTCTTCGGGTTTCCCGGTTCAATCCCAGCTTTCCATAAAGAAGGAAGTTTGCAGCCTATCTGATAGGGCGTAAACTTCTCGTAAATGGCAGCAAGGGAACCAAAGTAGTGTTCCCGCTTTCCTTCAACCGGAGCCGGGAACATTACTTTGATGATATACGATTTAGTTATTTTCTCCATTGTTAATAATCTTTCATTGCTTCAAATACCGGTTTATTTCAACCTGAATGTAATCAGGCGCAATATGACATCGTTCAACTGCCGTTTGCTGTCCTTCTGTTTCTGGAAAGTTACGCTTCCTAATGATAACATCCACTTCCTCGCTACGTTCACGGAGGAACTTTCTAAATGCTTCACCGACAGTTATAGTATCGAAATACCCGTAGAACTTACCATACCTCCCTAGCTTGAAACGGGCAACAAATAGAAGAAATTCTGTCAACTTGATGTAGTGATACTGCCCGACAAACAGCCGTGAAAATTCATTCAGAGCGTCTAAGTCAGCACTTTCTTTCGTCGAAGAGGCAAAATCGATAGTCAATAGTTGAGTTTTTACCCACAACGAAGAAGAATCACATCCGTACATCCGTTCTAAATCAGCCACTGTTGGAGATTTCTCACTATAAGCCTTTTCCAAATCTGAAAGAATAATTGTTTGAAGTGAAGTGGAATAAGCAGATGAAAAGGCCTTAAAGGTCGGGTATCTCTGCTTGATGGTTGATAGCAGAATTTCCCTGCTCGATGGCTGCATATTCGTCAAGGAGCATTCTTGCCTTTGCTGCTTTATCAGCATTCCGATTGTTTTGTCCTTGGATTCCTGTTTTTCCATACTTGATGTTTAACCATTCTTGATAATCACGTTCAGTTCCCGTAAATACAACCCCGGTCCATCCGGATTCAATTGCCCTCTCAATTTGCCTGATGGCAAACTCTTCTTCAAAATTAGAAAGCTTATTAAGTGAAAGCTGCAACGCATAATTAAGCTTGTTTTTCCATTTTGGAGTATTTCGCAAAGTTTCCCAAGCAGACATGAAAGCTATCGAAGAGAAAGGATAAACTAAAGGCTTTACATCTCCCTCTTTTTTTCTGGACTTCTTGGGCTTTTCGGGTGGGGGGTTCTCGTGCGTACGCGCGAGACTCTCTTCTTGTTTTATGTTTATATTATCTTTAATAGGTGTAATTTGCGTTTCATCCTCAAAATTTGCGGATGATGTTTTTTTATCATCCTCAAAATTTGCGGGTGATTCTGCGGATGATATTGCGGATGTTACGACTTTATCTGTTTTAACTAGAAATATCGATTCATTCGCATTATCATCCGCAATATCATCCGTACTTTCATCCTCAAAATTTGCGGATGATGTTGCGGATGATAACACCTCATCGCTTATCTTTTGAGAAAAAGAATAGTAACAGCCTATACGTTTATCCTTGCAAGTCCTATAAAAAAGAAGTCCAGCATCAGATAAACTATCTCTAGATTTACGCAATGTATTATCAGATATATCTAAATTACCACACAGAATATTACTACGAATGAAGAATACTTCCTTCCATTTCATATCATTGCAGATAGCCACAAGTTCATGATAAAGAGCTTGTGCGGCAGTGGTTAGGTAGATTCTCCCCCTTACCTTTCGAAGTTTGGATATTAGTTGATAGCTATTCATAAACGAAAATATCTATTTGCTGCACATTCATCAAAAGACTTCACACGCTCTATAAGCCGCTTCTGCCTCTGCCTGAAAGCTAAATTATCGTCATACTTATTGTGACATTCCCGGCACAATCCAACGATATTAAGAGGATTGGTATAATGTTCAGGATATTCAGACTTTGGCACTAAATGTGCTGCGTCCGACATAGGTTTACCACAGATAGCGCAATAAGGTGGCAATGTTTTCTTTATTCTTGCAACTTCTCTGTTGCGCTGGGCTTGTTTGGTGCTAATCTGTTTCATACGAATAGTGTTTAAATAATAGCTCCCGGATACCGAACCAACGGACACCGGGATAATTTACTTACCATGTTTCATTCGATGGCAATCCTCACATAAAGTCTCAAGACAATACAGGAACTCTAATTCATGCCCAACTATGGAATATCCTGCAATGTCATATACTTTGTGATGGACTTCCAAATTGTATGTCTTACCACACACTTGGCATCTATGCCCATCACGAATTCTAACCTTACGCTTCACCTCTTCCCAATAAGGATTATTCCTCAGGCTCTGCCGATACTTCGTCGGTCGCCCCTTCTTGTGATTCAGTCTGTTCATCTTCTTTCCTCCATGGGCTTTCTTCAATTGCTACTCTATGCCATTCATGGCGTTGGATAGGAACAACCTCGCCATTATCTTCATCCAAGAAGTCTTCGGTCCAGTGTTCTAACCAAACATCCTGACCGTCTTCTTCCCAGACTTCAACAATATTCTCATCCTTACCAAATTTGCGAAGGTTCTTTCTGGTATCCTTCACATCTATATCAGGTAATTCATAACCAAGTGTTTTAAATGCTTCCTGATTCATTTCACCTGAATTGAAAAGGTCATTGTATTCATGCTTTGGTATTTCCTGAACCAACGCCAGACGAAACGCATCATTCACCCATGAATAATACAGGTAATGCCCCATCACAGGAATACGGAAGGTATCAATCATCTTTAAAGGATAATCCTTAATGCCTTTCTTCGCCAAGTTCACAAGGTCTTTGAACTGGGTATGTAAGGCAGAAATCTTTGCCTCAAAGTCTTTCTTCTCAGCATTAAACTTGGCTTTTAAAGCTTCGAACTGTGCTTCAAGTTCCGGAATCTGTTCCTCGGCAATCTCGCCATAGTTCGCACGGATAGTTGAAATCTCATAATCATCCATAACCCGGTTAGCGATTACATCCTTTTCTTGGATGGTTACAAAATGCTCTGATAACTTCTTTTTAACGTCGTCCATACAAACGCAATCAGAGAAAATAACTTCGGGGAATTTTACTGTAGTAGGAAGCTTGAATTTAAGTTCCTCTGGTACATAGTCTTTTAAATCAATCATTGTTTCTTAGTATTTAATTTCTTAAGCATTTTCTTGCACCTTCTACATAAATCCTGATCGGGAGATGCTTTAGGCGCGTATTTCTTTATTTTATCAGAGCATTGCATAAGTAGGCGCTCTATTGTTTGAATATCTGTTTTGCATAATTCCATTATTCAAAATCATCTATAGCCACCGGATGAAGAAGTTTCTTACTCCAATCAGGAAGCTGCATGTCAATTATACCACGAGCACCCTCTTCCGCTTTAGCATCATAGCCGGGAAACCACTTCTTATCAAAGCAGTCTTTGACGATAGAAAGAGCATAGTGATATTTATACTTACCATTAGCCAGATCATCAGGAGACCAAAAAAGAACAGCCACATCATAGGGTTCGACTGTCTGCAACATAATCATTATGGTTACATTAAAGTTTCGTCCAGTAACGCCGCTCATTACTTCTTGGTACATACCTTCTGACAACTCATATTTGAGTTTGGCACAATCATAATAGAACTTGCCGAGATCATCGGCCCGTGTGGTTTTGAAGGAAATTACAGCATTAACGCCGATATTTTCTTCTACGTTAAAATAATCCGGTCGAACTCTCACATTAAGTCCGGTTTCTTCATCCTTTCCATAGAAAGAGACTTCTGAGTATGCACCTTTTAGAATCTGAGGAATAATACCGCCACCATACCAATAATAGTTTCTTTTCAAGGCGGTTATAATCATATTCATTTCTTCACTGATGAAAGAATAGCCGAAATCAATAAGCTTTTGTTTCAGATCGTCCCGGTACTCTTTGATTGCATTGAAATTCCATTTTTCAGAAGGAGATTCACTTTCAGCATCCCTTGCATAATTTTCCTCATTTGCAAGAAGTTCTTCATAGAACTTAATCATTTGAATCACACCATCTTTTGATGCCTGATTGCATGCTGGTTCTACCTTTACCAATTCAAACAAACGAGGTTCCAGAAAAGCCATGTGAGCAAATGTACCCAATTGAAAACAGGGCTTCGGTTTCTCTTCAAAGACTCTCTCCCAGTCATAATAAAACGAACGCGGAGTTTTAAGAGCACTCTTTAGATTTGAAGAAGAAATATGTCTGCTTTCAAGATATGTTTCCATTGGATCACGCTTGACTACTCCATTCACACTCAAAGATTTCAAGTCGATATTGACAGGTTTCTTATTGCAGTTTAGCGCTATGAAATCCAGAACCGTTTCTTTCGTTGGATAATCATCCGGATTATAGGCAGAAGGATTGAGTTCCTCCCCTTCTGCACAATTATTCAAATCAAAATCTATCATCCGACTACGGGTAAGTTTATGCGTAGAGGTTTTACAGACCAATTATCGGACTGGAAATTATTGGTTTTATTCTTTCTCTTACCCATATAAGTGATTTTAAGAGGAACACCACTTTTAAGTGAACCATTCTCAATATATTGTTCAAGAATACCAACCAATCTACGAGAACCATTAGTCACAGTCTGTACTACTCCATCCTCTGATCTCTCAAGAAAAATAGCACAATCCAAATCAATCAGATCACCAGTTCCATTAGCACTTAAAACCTTTTGAGGCTTGATTTCTACAAAAAACATTTTCTTAAACTCACCAGCATGTTCAGGGGTCCAATAATTGCCACAAAGGTCAACTGGTAACTCCTGAGCATCCTCTAGAGAAGGGAGGTCACTTGTACTCAAATCTGCTGCTTGAATCTCAAATGAAGATTCTTGCTCTTTTAAGGTTAATTCTTTACTCATAATCGTAATTTTTAAAGGGTTATTTACTTATAATTTCTTTCATTTCAGCTTTTGCAAGAGGGGATAATTCCTTCATATAATTACATTTAAAAGCGGCCGATTCAAGTTCTAAAATATCATATCTAACTCTAGAATGTAATTTACCGTCAGCGTCTTTATATCGCTTTACCAAGCCAGCTTTTACCCATTTAGAAACATCCCCTTTCCCATATTTTTTATGAGCTTTATTTTGAGAAATAAACTGAGGCTCTTTAAAAGAGTTAATCCGTTCTTCCCTTTGTCCTATTCCTCTTGCATAGTCTATTAGTTTATATAAAACCTCTTCCGGCATCGATACCATAATTACTCCTTGCTCTTTAAATCCTTTCAATTTTCATCTTTTGTCCTCTTCTCATATCGCTATGCTTGTGATAAAGCGATAAAAAACAAGACAAATTACTTTTTAGTATACTGAGGTTTATATTCTAAAAGCCTTTTTCAAGACATTGTGATAAAACCATATTGAATATATTATACCAACAAGATTCATTGTATAATTCCAGTCTCCTGTTATCGGGTTCACATCGTTAAAAGTTAACATACACGGCAGTGCCAATATATTAAGCAACATCACCTTTAGTATTGTCTTTTTCATTCTATCATGCAGCTAAAAAATTAAAGCCATTATTATTCCTATTCCCTGCTCGTATGTATCGCATAGCTGTTCGAGCTCTCGATGGTGTTCTCATCCTTCGTAAATCGGAACTATTGCAAGTAATCTGCATCATAATAAAAAGAACAGAGAACAAGAGCTCAAGCCCGTGTTTACGTATTTCCTTCAAGTCGAAATCACGTTTTAGCTTACCACAAATCATATATAAAAGCAATTCCGTATCTTTGGAGATACCCAGTTTCCGATATATCGTTCTTTTCTGGGTCTTGACAGTCCAAACCGATTTATTTAGATTGTCTGCTACCTCTTTGTCGGCAAGTCCCTTGCAGTACTCATTTGCAACAAGCATTTCCGCCGGAGACAAAACAATCATCACGCCTCTCTTTTAATTCTAAACGTTCCATTCACCATATCGTAATTCCCTTCCCTGCTCCAATTCGATTTACTCTTCCACATTCGTTTTCTCAGTCTTGGAATAATAGAACCGACAATAGATTCAGCCTTTTCAAGTGGAAATTCAACTACTTCACCTACTTTCATATTCAGCAAAGCCTCAGTCCATTTTTCTGTAATTCTCTTTACCATGATTGTTCTATTTTAAATTTATTCTTAATATATTTGAAATCATAACACTGTCATTATCACCAATTCATCACTGTATAATTCGACAAAATCATGTTTTCCAAATTTCACCATTACTTTGTCACCGCTAACACTATATACCTTCCCGATTTTGTTTTCCCAACCAGGAGCTTTATATTTTACTAATGTTCCTTTTTTCTTTCTCATAGTATATTTATTTGAATTTTACTGAGTTTCTATAGCTTCGCCGTTAACTAATGTATAGAAGGTGTCTTCTTTGATTGATTCACCGTCAACTTTAAATGCTTTTACCGAAATGATAGGATAGGTGTTTCCATTCCATTCTCCACGCTCGGTTAGTACAATCCAGCATCCTAATGATCCTTTTGCCTTACTATCTTTACCTGTAACTATGGCAATAGAATCTAAACCTTTTACGGTAGCTGCTGAGTAGTTTCCGGTGTTGGTAGCTGCTGACTGGTCTCCGGTGTTGGTAGCTGCTGAGTAGTTTCCGGTGTTGGTAGCTGCTGACTGGT